AGTAATCATGCGCACCTCTGCAAATAGCCCTCCGCAGAGGGCATAAAAAAACCGCCTGAGCGGCGGCTGTTATTCAGTGGTTGGGAAAAGCTTTTCCAGCTCGTCACCCGGTAACAGTTCTGCCAGCCGGTCAGCTCCTAGGTTGCCTTTATACGCAATACCAAGCTCATCAAGCCGGGCAGTAATGATGGCTTTGCGCGCCTTGTTATCGGTACTGGCTTCCGGCGTGGCCGGGACCAGTTCAGCCAGCATCGCCCCAGACATTCTGCGGACATGGGATTTTAATGCCGGGTGAACACCTTCCAGCACGACCACATCACCCACTGACACACCGTGCCAGGCTTTAACTACTTCATATTTCTCAGCCATGCTTCCCCCTTATGCCACCAGCTCTGCGCCATAAACCACGCCACCCAGACCATCACCATCACGCTTAACAGAGATACCTTCCGCAGACATGATCTGATTGTTGTAGTTGCTCTGTGGCATCAGACGGGGCAGCGGAACGATACCCACGGCCATGCCCACCAGTGGAGATATAACGTCCTGACGGCGCTCGTAGGCCAGGAATTCATTACCGGTCAGGGCGTAGGATTGCTGGATAGATTCGGCTGGGATGAATTTGCCAATGGCATCCAGCACCGTGCCACCCATCAGCGCATTGGTGCCGCTGTTGATGTCGATAAGATACGGTTTAGACAGGTTTGCCATAATCTCTGCGCTGAGCCACAACTTGCTGTAACGCGTGACCTTGTTACGACGGGCATTGATGCCAAATGCGCCTGTCGGGCCAAAGAAGTGCAGCGCCTCCGCAGGCGTGCAGGTGGTGAGATCGATGTTTGCACCACCAGCACCGGCACCCAAGTTAATTTTGGTAGTGTTGCGGTGGTTCTTCATTCCCTGCGCCTTATAGCCATCAACCGAGATTGATGGATCGCCGTTCAGGTAGAAGTTGACGCGGCGTTTATGGAATTTGCGCAGCTTGGCTGCCTGAAAATCCAGCATCAGATCAATGCCTACAGTATTCAGGCCAGCAGCATGTCGCCAGTTGACGCCATAACCGGCAGTGAACACAGGGATCGGGTCACCGTCGCTATCGTAATCGGTATGGTCGAACGAATACGGGGCCTGACCATCGATGCTGACAGACACGTCATCAGCAATATCGCCGGTAACGTTATACAATTTGGCTGTTTTGCCGATTGGCAGGATGGTCTGCACGCTCATCAGGTCATTGATGATTTCCATACCAATTTCCTGATCGCGCAACTGGATAACCTGACGATCAAGCTCCGCCCAGAATTCGCGAGTAAAGCCGCCGATGGCGTTTGCCGCCAGCATTTCGGGCGTCATGCTCGAACGGTAGGCATTTACCATCATGTCGTGATGCTGGTTCCAGATATTACGGTTTGCCCACAGCTCATTCCAGTGACCCTGCAGGCGGCGATTTGTTGCCAGTGTTTCAGCGGTAAAATACATTTTTTTCTCCTGATTATGCGCCAGCGGCAATGGTCCCAACGCGCATGCGGACGCGAATGAAATCGGCAGTACCGTTCGCAATCGTGGCCTCGTCCTGGCTGTAGCCGATCACCGAGTCAGTGTCAGCGGTTGCCGGTGTGAAATTGCCATTGGTGCCCAGCTTGATAGGGGTGTCTTTGGCGTATGTACCCGGCCCACAGAGCAGCGCGAGCTCGCGGCCCTCTTCCACGTAATTGCCCACCGCTGAATCACCAGCAGGAACCGCGTCCGTAATTGACAGCCCCTGATGGTGTGCGATGTCAATGATGTAGATGCGGCCACGTAATGACGTAGCCTGCACAAATTCATCATCGGCATTGATAACTGCGGCGCTGCCGGGCAGCAGGTCTGTAGCTGCCACTCGGGTTTCAGTCTTGTAGAGCGATTTCCCGTCGATATTGATGCGACGATAACGTGCCATTACGCAGCACCTCCGAAATATGCAGCAGGGTCTGGCGCGCCGGTAACTGGTGGGTTTTTAGCGCTGTTTGTTCCGAGGTGTGCAGCCTCACCCAGCTTGCTGAACATCTCTTTCAGCGGTTCGCCTGTCAGGGCATTGGCAATGATCTCACCATGAACGGCTGCCACCGCATCGCGCATGGTTTTCTCTTCGGCGCGGGCATTAGCGGTCAGGGTGTCAGATAGCGTCTTCTGGTTAGCCTGAATGCCCGCCAGCGCCTCTACGATGGGTTTCAGCGTGGTCTCGTTGTTCGCAGTGATAGCGCCGCTGACGATGTTGCCGATTTGCTCGACATCTTCTTTGGTTAAAGGCATATCGCCCTCCTTTTTGTGGTTTGCTGCAGGACCATCCTGCGGTGTGAAAATTGATTTGAATTTGTTGGCTACGATTGCCACCCATGACTCCTGACGCGTTACTTTTGAGCCGGTATCGTCAAAGGTGATTTTTCCGCCCTCATTGGTGTAGCCGTAAACCTGCGCGTCACTCCCATTACGGATGACGATGGCCTGCGAGTCGGTGAAATCGGCGATCCAGGCATAATCATCCGGGCCAGTCACAAATTTATCGCGGGCAGACTGTTCCAGACGGCGCTCGCGCTCGCGGTAACTTTCCCCCACCAGCGCGCCAGAATTAGGTTTGAGCGTCCTGGCTTGATCGGCGTTGACCATCAGACCTACGCCCTGCTCTGGCTGAGCTGCACCCACCTCATGCAGCAGGATGGCGTCGTGGTCCATGGCGTTGATTTTCGCCACCCATTCGATGCCCTGGGCTTTTTGCTCTTCGCTGGCCTCCAGCTGGTCGAGAAACACGGCAACGCTGGTATGGATTGGCGGTACATCCTCACCGCGCTCAATGGCTGCTACGCGCTCCAGCAATTCGCGCCCGCCTTCGCTCTGATTGGCAACGGTGGTATCGACCCATTTCTCTGCATAAATGCGGTTGCCAGACTTCTTCACGTTGCGATTCCACGCACCGATGTGACCGACATTGATGCCCTCTGGTGAGAACGCAGAGACAAACTGGCCGTTAACGGTCGGATGACCGAGGGGTGCCAGAGTGCCCTCCAGCCCCTGATAATGAGCGTCAATTTCTGAGGCCGAATACAGGCCGCCGTTCATCACAACGTTTGCCGGTAGCGTGTAGCTCGGCAGCACAAGATGCGGGCGACCATTATGCGTTTCGCGGCGAATAGACTGATTGTTCACCCTGGTGGTGACGTTAATCTGCATAGGCATGGTTATGTCTCGATTAGGCTGCGTGCTGGTGGCCGCAGCAGTGGTGTGAATGGTTGGCGGCGAGTGCCATGTATCGTTTGTATTCCCCTTGAGCCATCTCAATAATTTTTGAGTTAAGCGGATTGCCTTTAGCGTCCACCAGCACTTCAACCTGTGAGCATTTGCAGTTGATCGCATTGGCTCCGATGGCATACCACCGCCTAACCTCCTCCGTTGTATAAAGGTGAGCATGTCGGATGGCGTGTGACTGGCGAGTTGTGGGACTGAGTGCGGAGTAATGCAATAACCGGATATTCAGGCCCAAATCTCGCGTGGCCTCATCTGCCTCATCCCAGCGGGCGCGCCGCAGTGCGGTAGTCAGCTCCGTTCTGGCAATTCTGTTAGCGCGGCGTTTTTCAATATCTGCCTGCGCGGTAAGGTTTTTAGCCACCACGGAGGGGTGAAGCCCGCGCCCGATGCCCTCAGTCAGCACCCGCGCCATGTTCCGTTTCACCTCTGCCGATAAACCCTTCATCTCCTCAAACACGCGCGTGTAAACCAGCGTCATTCGGCGCTGATAGGGTTCGCTCATGAGCAGGGACTGGAGGGATTGCCTGTTAGCCAGGTAGGTTGCTGACTGCTGGGACAGGTTGGCAAATGTCTGGGCGGTCCCGCGAGCAACGGCAACCTCAACGTAATTTTCAGTGAACCAGTTGTTGTTCTGGTCACCCTCCACCAGCACGGCATCGGTGAGAATGCTGGCGTCATTGAGCACCATGCTCAGCAGAACCGGATCGAGCTGGTATTCATAGCGGGCGTTAATGGCGAGGGATGCCGGGAATTGCTCGAGGGCGTCTTTATAAATTTTACCGACCTTTTTTAGGCGTCTGGCGAAATCCTTCATCGCCTTGCGTTCTAACTGGTCAATGCCGGTCGGGTCTTGTTTGTTGCTGGGTAGGATTGCGAGCCTGGGCTTCTTACTCATCCTCTTAGTCATCGTCATCCTCCGGTAGCGGCTCCCCTCCACCAGGCTCATAGCCTGCCGCAACACGGATTTCATCAACCGTGAACACCTGCTCCCCCGATGCAAGAGCAGTCTGGTTAATGCTGCTCATTTTACTGGCGCTTTCGAGTTTGTCAGAAGGTGATTGCTCGTTTAGCTCATCCCAGACGATGCTAAATTTTGCTACTGGTTTGATGATTTGCAGCTGAATGAGCTTATCGACCATATCCTCAATATCGAACGACAGATCACCCCGGCGTGACTGGCAGCGACTGTTGAAATAAATCTGGTCCTCAGTGCTGGCCCGCTCACCTGACTGGTTGCCAATGATGATGCGTGAAGGAATATCAACTGAGGCGCAAAACGTTTTCAGGTTCACCTCATAGGTGGGTTCCGGGTCAGAGACGGCGTTAACCATTGATGTGACCTGAGCACCCTGAGTAATCAGTAGCGTGTCATTACCACGATTTAGTTCGCGTGCGGCTTCGTTAAAACGCTCCTGCAGTTCATCCACAGTGACGCCATACAATGAGGCCAGATTTTTGAAATCGACCTCTTTGTCGAAGTTAATGCTTTGCTGGCGCGCCGCATTTTTTAGAAACGACTCACCAGAGCCGCCTTCGACTTTCTCCAGGCTGACGCAGGCGTTATAACCCGGCTCCAGAAAACCGATCTCGTCCTCTGACATATCGCCGATGATCAGAACGCGGTCAGGGTGAATCTTACGCTGTGCAGTGCTGCCGTCCGATAGTGTCTCTGTGTACTGCCACATCGTGATAGCGCCATTGCTGTCGCGGGTGGCAACCTTCAACGCGCTTGCCCATACCGGCGTGATTTTCTGCAGCGCTTTGCCTTTAACAACCGGCTCAACCCACTCCTTGCTGTCTTTAACGTGCAGCAGGATGCCAGCCCAGCGCCCCACCAGCCGCCTTACATCCGCCCTGGCAAATGCGCGCCAGAATCGGTGGCTGAATACCTGATTGCTTGCACGCTCCCACGCGGTCATCTCTCGCGACTCATCGGACGGCTCGCCCTCAATAACCTGGGGGTTTGTTTTCCAGCAATTGGAAGCCAGCTTATTTACTGCGCCGTTAGCAATGCCGCCACGCCGGTACAGTTTGTACAGATCATCGAAAGTCAGATTTTCTTTAAAGCCGTATTCGCACCATGCGCTCTCGCGTTTTGTATCCAGCCCCATGCCAAGGTTGAATGCCATTGCGCGCGCACGGGCCATCCTGACGTCATTCATCGCGTGATTGACGGCGAGTGTTAATTTATCAGTCATGGTTTTCCTGCTGGTGGATTTCAGGCAATAAAAAAGGCCGCCTGAGCGACCTTGTTGTGAATTTTAACCTTACTCAAAATCTTCTGGATTTTTGCCCTCTTTCTTCATCCAGATAAGAAGTTGTTCAGCACTTGTTTCTTCATTCTCAGCAAAGACAGCGTAGCTTCGCACGTACTCGCCAGGGACTCTCTTAAGAGTCAAGGTTGCCCTAACTTGCCCATTTGCACCTTCATCAAACACTATATTCATGGTTTATTCCTATGCTGAGTATAATGAACAGCCATATTAGCGAGCGTGCAATCTTTTGGGAATCATCATTCCTACTACCTGCCCCTTGCGTTTGATATGGCCATCAAGGCCATACCTGATCCCATCCCAGCAGTGTTCATTGCCTTCCGCCAGCTTTGGCAATACCTCCCCTGTAATGCGATCAGTTTTGTAGGACCACATTCGGGCTTCACGCGCCACGTTCTTACAGCGCGGGTGGATAATGATTTCATCAAAGCCGCGCAAGTGGGCAATGCCATCCTCTACACTGCCCTGCCACTTGTCAGCTGCGGAAATATTGAACCCCTGACGCCTGAGATAGCTGATTGTCTCCGGGCGCGCAGAGTCAGCCTTGATGGGCCAATCGCGTACGCCGGGGATGGTGTCATATAGAGCGGGCATATGATCGAGCTCGGTTTGCTGTCCATAGGCTTCATACTCAACATAGAGCCGGTTATGCAGGATGAATGAGCGTGTCAATGTGTTGGGGTCTTTGGCAAAACCGAAGTCAGCACCAAAGAAAAGCCGCTCCGCTTCTTTCCACAGATTGTCTGAGAACTCAGCAACACGGTATTTGCCAGCCAGCACCTGTTTGTCTGAGTTTTCGAGGTATGCACCCTCCCATACCCAGGCATAAGTTGCTGGATCGAGGCGGCGCTCATCGTTCTGGCGCTCCCCCTCCAACACTTCAGGAAACCAAGGGTTATCCGTATAATTCATCTCTACGGTTATGCAGTCGTCACCAGCCTCTTTGCGGAATCGCTTATCAGTAGCGCTGCCGTCGCGCTCAGGGTTCCATGTCACCCAAATTTCTG